CGGGTAGTGACGCTCACCCTTGTTGTGATGAAGGTTGTTGTTGTTTGGAATGTTGTCGTTGTGGCAAATACGGTGCCATATACTGTTGTTGTATTAAATGATGTTGTGGTGTTAAACGTAGTTGTTGTTGATCTGGATGTTCCTGTAGCCTTGTTTGTTGAGCCAGTTGTGTCAGTAGCAATATTTGTTCCGCGGTTGGTTTCGGTTAAGAAGTTTGTTACAAACGCTGTCTCGGTACCAAAATTTGTGGCATATGTGGTATTAAATGTTGTGGATGTTGTACCACTTGTTGATGTGGCAACAGTTGTTAAGGTATTAAATATAGTTGTTGTGTTTCTTGCCGTATTTTTAGTTATAGTTGTTTGAGTACCAAAGTTTGTTATAAACGCTGTCTCGGTACCAAAATTTGTAGCATATGTGGTACCAAATGTTGTGGATGTTGTACCACTTGTTGATGTGGCAACAGTGGTTAAGGTATTAAATACCGTAGTTGTGTTTCTTGCCGTATTTTTAGTTATAGTTGTTTGAGTGCCAAAGTTTGTATCAAACGTTGACGTTGTGGCAAAGTTGGTAGCATATGCTGTATTGAATGTGGTTGTTGTATTGAATAGTGACGTTGTTTGTTTGCTAGTGTTATAACCAGTATCAAAAATTGTATCAAATACAGTTGATGTATTAAATATAGTTGTCGTTGACTTATTAGTGGCTGTTAATTTGCTAGTACCAAATACTGTATCAAACGTCGTGCCAAATACTGTTGATGTAGATTTAGATGTATTAAATACAGTTACAAATAAGGAAGTTGTATTTCTTGATGTTGAGCCAGTTGTATCAAAGATTGTAGCAAAAGCAGTTGTTGTGTTTGTTGCTTTTGAGGTATTAATAACTGTATCAGTAGATTTAGATGTTAGTATGTTTGTATCTTTGGATGTGTCAAATACTGTTGTTGTTCCATAAGAAGATGCATACAATGTGTCGTAAACAGTTGACGTTGATTTAGATGTGTCTGTGTTCTTGCTTGTTTGAGTAGCAAAATTTGTATTATAGATTGTATTTCTAGCGGTATTGTAAGCAGTCTCAGTGGCATATGTTGTGGTATAAGCAGTGCTATAGATTGTGGTTGTTGATCTGCTGTTATCGTAAATTGTTGTTTTTGTTGTATTATAGACAGTAGATGTGTCTACATTTGTTACTCCAGTTGTCTCAAATACAGTAGATGTTGTTTTTGTTGTTGCATATGATGTAGCAATAGTTGTATCAAAAGTTGATGTTGTATTAAATACAGTCTGGTAGGCTGTAACAAATTGGGATACAGTATTTCTAGATGTGGCAACAACTGTATCAAATTCTGAAATATATGCTGTTGTCGTTGATTTAGATGTGGCAACAGTTGTGTCGGTTGCCTTAGATGTTGAATATGCTGTAACAAATGTTGTGGTAGTACCTGTGCCAACATTAGTATTAAATGTTGAAGATACAATTGTTTGTGTAGCGTATGCAGTGAGTAGTTCTGTTAGTCTTATTTGTTCAATTTTAAAACTAGTCTCTAAGACACTTCTTGGTGTTTCCTTTCTAACCTCAATAGTATCACTTGCTCCTGGAGCATCGGCAAATACAATATTGTTACCGGAAATAGTATAGTCAGTACCTAGTACCTGTACTATTCCATTTACTTTAACTATTAGTGTACTCACGCCCCACCTGGGATAGCAAACGTTGTTGTTGATCCATCGCCTATATATGCTTGCTGTACAACATCAGGTGTGGCTGTTGTTACTTCACTACTTACAAGAACACGTCCAAACTTTTCAACACCAGCTGGGTGCCAAAGCTTTCTTAAAAGATCGCTATACTTGTTAAATACAATAGATGATCTTACTTCATAAGAAAAATCTTGATAATAATAGCCATCGTGAATATATTTGTCGGAGTTTAAAAATCCACGAGATGATTTAAAGTTACCCTCACCCTGCCCCTGTCTTGTTAGTAAGACAGTACCAGATGTAATCAAGTTTGTATTTGCCAAGGATACCAAAGTTGCTTCTTCTTCTTGCTCATATCCTAGACCTGAGTCAATGACCTTAACTTCACCTAGAGCATCTGAACCAAATCCACTAACACCAATTACAACTGCATTATTGCCAAGATATCCATTACCCAGCTCACCACGACCTGCTGGATGTTCTTGGTCTAACAATTCCATTAATCCTATTACAGTATCAGTTACAGTAATTTGGACGTTAGTTGTGTAATCTTGGCCTGGATTTGTTGTAAAAATCTTAGATATTGTACCAACCTCATAATTTTGAAAGCTAAGAGCATCTTTGAGGATTGTATCAAAGCCAGCCGCTACATTAGATGCTAACCCATAACCCGTACCAGTTGGGTAAGATAGTTCACCAATCAACATATTATCAACATTATTGGCAGTGCCAATATAGTTTAGTGTTTGACCAATTGTACTAATCTTTATAGCTGAAGAGAAAATGTTTTTAATATTGGATAATGCGCCAATTCTCAATCCAGCTTCATCACCACCACCAGCAATTATTGGAACTAGGTTTGCACCACTACCTGCCGAAGCTCCTCCAGTGGAGTTTGCTATTGTAACCGTAACAGTAAATACATTTGTTGTTAAAAATCCATTCCCGCCATTAACTACATTAATATTGTTAGCAAGAATTGCGCCGCCACCACCTAAAGCACTAACTAAGGTTATTGTTGCATTTGCTGTTCCATTTGAACATGTAATAACATCCGTATTACTATAACCTGAACCACCAGCCTCTACAACAAGTCCTGTGACAGGGCCTTTTATTAAGAAGACAGTATTGTTAGCTGTATAACCAGAACCACCATCTTCAAGCGTAAATGTGATTGTGCCATCGAGCTCCTTTATCTTTGTTACAACTACCCTACCACTTGATCCCCTACCTTGAACTTGTAAAATATCTCCTACTGTGTAACCAAACGGTGAGCTTCTATTTGAAACATCCACCTCCGACATAGAGCCAACAATTTTTGGAGAATTGATTGCTGATACAGCTGGTACCTCTCCATCCAATAATTTTGATTCATCAATCAAAACAACCTCATCATGTCTAAAATTACCAACAACATCTGTTAAGTAAAATATGTTTATGTTTTTATTATTAACATATTTTGTTTGAAAACTTTCTACATAAGCTCTTGCCCCAGATATACGACCAATTATAAATTCGCCAACAAATAAACTATTATATGGCTTGAAAGATACTTCTAGGTATATGTCTCTATTCCATTCTCCATCTGATAATCTTAAAACATCATCGCCTGGTCTATATACAGTTACACTATCACTAAACAATAATTGGAACAATAGTTTTAGGCCGCGCTCTGTACCCTTTGATCCATATACTTCTTTAATATGTTTTTGTAGTAAGACCTTATCACCAGCAATATCTTCTGGGATAGGAAACATATACTTCTTTTTAAAGTTATTAATAAACACATCTATTGTTTTATCAATATCTCTATACTCTAACAATCTCCTTGAATCATAGGTAACTTGGTCACTACTTTCAAGCCATTCAAAATACGCTTTAACAAAGTCAATAAATAATGGGCCTTCTTCCTTATAGATTGAAGGAAATTGACTTGCAATGAATGGCGATATAAACTTTTCTAATTCTTTCATTATGCTCTAATACCACGAGCTGTGACAACTAGGTAACTGGCCTCAATTTGAAGTACTTTATTGGCATTTGTTTCTAGGTCAAGTTTTTTTGTCTTACCATAAATTTTTAATTCATTATCTAAACCAACATCTTCAAAAATAATAGGACCAATTGATATTGTACCGTTTGTGTAATTTACAGTACCAATTCTATCTTTTAATAGTTGTACTACGCCATTAACAGTAGAAACAATCATTAAATTGCCTTGTGTGTCATCTTTAATCTTAGCAAGAAAATCAACATTATTTAAATTGAATGTAAAGAGAGAAGATTCAATTGTAGATGATGTATCCTCATAAATTTTTCTTGTTGAAGATACTTCTTGCTTCAATTCATTTTCAAAAGAAAAAGCAATTCTTGCTGGAACACCTGTATTTACTTCAACATCTTTAACAATTCTTAATTCTGTATTGTTACTAATGATAGCAGTTTCTGAATCATCAATTGCTTTAATTAATTTTGAGTATCTTAGATCAGAACCAAATTTGGCAAGATTAGTATTACCAAAATTAATAATAGTTGATTCAACAAGCGCTTCAATATCTCTCTGTGATCTTGTTGTTAAATTAATATTATAAAGAACTTCTGTTACAACTTCAGCAAAGAAATATTCCGGATCTACAATAACTGGATCGATAGAGATTGCAGATCTTTCTTTGAGGAAATTAAAAATTTGTGTTTTTAGTGGTGTAGGTAGTTTGATACCACCAATTGGTTTTGCAGCAACAATTACCTTACCATACTGCTTAGGTTCAGTCTCTTCACCACCATACGCTGTAACAATTTCTAGAGATGGGAATGCTTGCTTTGTTAATGCAATATAATCTTCTACTGTTACAGCTCTATTTTGTGTTGGGAAGAAGCGGGGTGCATTAAATTTAATTTCTTCGTCTGTTTCATGCTCGGCACCTTGAGAAGCTGGAGATACAGTTGTTAGAGCAATATTTGTATATCCTTGAATTGCATTGGGAGCTGTAAATCTTTCAACACCATTTGCATCTAAACCATTTGTTTCTCTATAATTAATTGTGACTAAATTACCATCTGTTAATGCATTACCAATATCTCCATTACCAAATACTACTTCAAACAAATGGTCTTCAGCACCTTGAATAAAATAAATATTATCAGTGTTATCTAAGCCAAATAAAAATGTTTCCTTATTAAATTTTGTTTCTATAGTTGCTGTATTTGATTCTTTCACTGTTACACTAATTGATTGAACATCAACATTAGCAGACTGTAGTAGATAGCGTGTTGAGGAGTTAGCAATAAAAATTTCTTTAACAATATTACCTTCATACACAGCAACATTGGCTGCCTTATAGACGTTATTGTTAGCTCTAATTATAATGGCCTCATCCGTGGTAAAGAAATATGTTGTATCATCTTCTGTTCTACCATTTATTTCATAATACTTTGGAATTGTAATAGAATCAGGAGTATCTGTTGGTGTGATAGTTAAGTCAATGTATGCAACCGCAGATGTTCTAGAACGAGGAGTATAGTTTAATTCCTTAGCATGAGATACAATAGATTCTCTAAGCTGGGCAGTATCCAAGAACATTTCACTACCAACAAGGTTTAGATACACACCATTCATGTAAGTATTATAAGCTAGAAGATCTAGTAACACAGCCATGTTTGATCCTTCAAAGTCATAGTCTTTGAATTGATCTTGCTGAGTTAGGAATGTCTTTAGGCTAGTTTTGTAGCTTTGTAGGTCTAGCTCTGAGGTTGTTAGGAATCCATTTGCCATATTATCTTACCCTCTCAAGAGCAACTGTTAGTGTTTGGGGTTGCTCGACTGAGTTAATTCTGAATTGTATTGTTACTTCGTACGAGTTTCTATCATAATCAGGGTCGGCAACCACCTTATCTAGGATTGCTCTCGGCTCATAATTCTTAATTGTATCGGTGATATAATCTTCTAAAACTGTAGTTGTCATTGTGGACATTGGTTCAAACAATAGTGCTCTAATGTTTCCACCAATACCAGGATCTAACAGTCTTTCATATCTATTTGTTAATATAAGACTTTTAACAGATCTTTTAACGCTATCAACTTCTGTTATCCTATTAACATCACTATTAAAAGGGTTTTTACCAAAGTTAATGCTTAGATCCGAATATCTAACATTTTTCTTGATAAAAGATGAAGTTGTTTTTGTATAGCTAGACATATGAATCCCCAGTATCAAGGTTATTTATATTAACCATTTGCAAATACATTTGGTGATCCTTCAGTGATTGTATTCTGCTCAGGGGTACCTGTGGCATAATGATCATCCTTTCTTCCTATCTCTTTACCACCAATAAAAACATTAGGCGAGTATTTGTCTAGTATAGACTCGTCAGGCTCACAGCCCTTTCTTTTATGTGGAGCTATTTTGTTTCCCTTAACAGGAATCAGTTTATTGTTGGCAAACACTGAAGCTAAATTTACTTCACCAACAGCTGTATCAACTGGGTTACCACATCGTGTACCTATACCAGTTGGTGAATAAACCTTGTCATCCTTTCTTGCTACTGCCGTCATCCTGCTCTCACCCCAGGCTTCAAGTCAATAAATTCATTGCGGGCATACACTGCATTATTTCTGAATGTAGCCATTGGCAATACATGTTTATTACCCTCTTGAAATGCAATATGAATCCAACCAGGTCCTGCAGCATACTCTAGCAGGAATTGTTTGGATATCTTACCAACAATTTGATATATTTTGTTGGCACCCTCAAACGCTGACATACCAAGAACATTAATATCAATGGCTCTACCAAAGTTATGGTCCGATGTTGCCTTACTTCCTGGTGCATCGCCTGGTCTTCTCCAGCATGATGTAATATTGAATTTAATACCAGCAGCTTTGATTGGTTCGCAAATATTCTCAGCTACCTTAACAATGTTACATAAAATATCTGCTTCTGTTGAACCCATATGAGCTTGTAATTTTCTTTTACCACCTTGCGTGAAATCTGCAAGAGTAAAGTTTTTTGATACCTTAACTTTAGAGTAATCATCAAGCAATTGAATAGCTCCACACTTAACATCTTTCTTTTCGCCACCAGCTTCTGGTCTAGCTTTATCACCTTCTGTAGCTGGTGCAGTGTTAGCAGGAGGTAATCCAGCTGCTATGAGAATTGCATTATATTCTTCAATTGTTTTTGGTTCATCATCATCTTGAGCAAGAATTTCAAATACAGTTGGACCACCAGATGACTTAGTAATTGTTTCAGGGGCATTAATAGAGCCAAGCTGTCTTGGCGATGGTTTATTGAAGTGCACCTGGCTACCTTGTAGCTCCACATTGCCACCGGAATAAATTAATGCAGTCCAC